GTTCTCCAAGCGCTCGCCCTTCTCCCCGGCCTTCAACGCCCTGGCCGCCGCCGCCATCTTGTCGTCCCGCCGAATTCGAAACTCGATGTTCTCCAAGCTCGATGTTCTCCAAGCGGCCTTCTCCCAGTCCTTGGAGGCGTGCCGTGCCATGCCCCAGTCGGGGTAGCCCTTCTTGGCCGCCGCCGCCTTTCGCGCCTTCAGCCGGGCCTTCTCCTTCGGGTCCTTCTGCCGCGCCATCAGCCTATCCCTCCGAACTGCCCGGACTTCATGGTGTCTGCGCCGCCGAGGCGCCGCTCCGCTCCGCCGATGCGGTTCTCCATATCGGAGGCCGCGACGCTACCTTGGACTTGCTGCTGCATGGATGCGTTGGGATTGCTCGCTGCGAGCCGCAGAGAGCCTCCGGCCCCACCCTGGGGCCTGGGGCTCACCTGCTGGTTCTGGAGGGCTGCCTGGAGGGCCTCCGGGGGCATGCCAGCGGTGATGATCTCCGCGAGCACGTCGCGCAGGTACTCCTGCTGCTCGACGGGCAGCTCGTAGTAGGCCGGCTCCCGCATGTAGTCCCCGAAGACCTGCTCGAAGGCCTCGAGGTCATCGTTCATGAAGATCTCAATCTCCAGTTGCGGGTTGGCCAGCCAGCCGTAGAGCGTCTCCCTGGCATGCGAGATGGCTGAGATCTTGTGTGAGATGAAGGAGTTGCCGGTGCGGAAGCTCAGTTCCTTCATGCCCTCTTCGGGCGGCAGCATCCCCAACTCGACGAGTTGCATGACCTTGAGGTCTCGGTCCTGGCTCTCGGCCCGGAACATGGAGCCGGCTTCGATGAAGATCTCGGGATCGTCCACGATGCTCTCAGACGACAGCGCCCGGAAGACCACCTTGCCGTACTCGTCCATCATCCGAGTCATGCGCTCTTCGGTGTAGAACGCCTTCATCAACTCGAGCGCGCACTTCGCCGTGTTCCGCACCGCCTGCTCGATGCGCGTCTGCGTGAGTTGAAGCTGCGAGGTGTCCCGCTCGGTGAGCACCTCCATCGCGCGCCCCGAAGAGACGCCGACAGAGCGCTTGCCGAGGGAGACGCTGTGGGCGCCGCTGACGTCGCTCATCTCCACCTGGAGCCGCATCGCATGCTCCAACACGTAGTTGGGCAGCGGCTCCCCGGCCACCATGGAGGGTTTGCCACCCGCGGCGTTGTAGTAGACCTTCTCGCCCGCCTTGTTCGTCAGTTGATGAGCGGCTACGCCGGCCGTCTTCGGGATGAGCCACTTGGGGTTGGCCATCAACTCGACGTTGTTGGTGATCTGAGAGCGGGTCCGGTTGTAGAGCCACTGGAGGTCGATGAGCGGCTCAATCAGGCCCAGGCCCCAGATGCGCCGAGGGATGCGCGTGTAGTGGACCACCTGCACCGGGAACGTCTTCGTCTGGCGCTCCCCCTCGTACAGGTAGATGTCGTCGATGACGATCGCGTGTCGCCCGTCCCGGTAGTAGAACTCGTAGGCTTCCACGCGGTTGGGCGGCGGCTCGCCATCGCCCTGGTCGTCCGGCCGGGCCATCCCAGAGGCCTGGAGGATCTCAGTCTCCAGCTTCGGGTAGGCCTCGATGAGGTCCGCCCGGTTGTGGATGGTCCGCAGCGCCACCCACGAAGACTCGTCGATGGAGATGACGCCCTTCTCGAAGAAGAGGTCGTAGGACTGGATGGCCTCGGAGACGAGCTTCTCCTCGTCCTCGTCGTAGTAGGTGTGGATGGCGGAGGTGCCCGTCGTGGCCGAGTACTCGACGACGTCGGCGATGACCGCCTTGAGGTCCACCTGGGCCCAGAAGTAGCGCAGGGCGCTCTCAGAGGACTGGGCCTTCACGATGTCGTCGGGGCTGGGAGAAGCCGGCAAGACGACCGTCGAGGGGTAGGAGATCTGAAGGCGGCTGACCACGTTCCTGAAGATGTTCAGGATGAGGTTGATCGTCGCCTGCTTGTCATCGTCCGTCGCTCGGCGATCCACCACGTACTGGCGCAGCCGGCGGTCGAAGGAGAGCCACTGGCGGCCTTCCAAGAAGAGGATGCAGAGGTCCCACAGACGGACCTCCTGGAGCTTGTCCTCTCGGCTCAGGCTGATGAGCTTCTTGGGGCTCGCCGGGAAGCCGTTGTCGTTCAACTCCTCGGCAACCGAGTACGTCGGAGAGGCCAGCGTCTCCGGCTTCTTGCGGCTGAACATCGCCACTAGAACATCCCCACGAGCTTGTCGATGTCAGACGGGCTGAAGCCTCCGGCGCCGGCCCCTGCCTTCGAACCCGCCCCTGCCTTCGAACCCGCCCTAGACCGAGAGATAATCTCACCAGTGGAGACCGGCTGATTGCCTGGCCCGTACTCCTGCTGGTAGCCCGGCACGTTGATCTCGCCCTTGACACCCTCAGTCTTGTAGCGCCAGTAGTCGCCAATGGACGGGAAGGCCGTCTCCATGCCCTGCACGTTCTGGCCCGCCACGCCGCCCTGCGCGCCCGCGCCCTGCGTGAGACCGCCGATCATGCCCTGCTGGCCCTTGACGGCCGATGACCCCGCCGTGGCGCTGCTCTTGCCGAACTTGTCCGTGGGCGCATGGACGCCCATGACGTCGCCCCGCTTGGCCGCCCTGCCCATGTCTCGAATGCCGTCGCCGAAGAACTCGCGGTGACCGCGCACCGCGTTCTCACCGAAGCGGCTGCCAGCACCGTAGCCCTGATACGCGCCGAGGGGGCCGCCGTACATGGCGCCCAGGACCCCGCCGATGCCGCCACCGATGTAGCCGCCGATGTCATCGGCCTTCTCGCTCTTGCCCTTGGGCGCCATCATCCCCTGGGCCGCTCGCTGCCGGGCGTCGAGGGTGTACGAGCCATACGGACCGGCCATGGCTACCCTCCGAGGTAGGCGGTTGGAGAGATGTCCGTGCGCGGGATGAGCGCCCGCCGCCTCTCAGCGGCGAGCACCCAGATGTACCACGCGACCATGACGAGGACGCCGCACGACCCGACCTTCAGCAGAGCGTTCAGGATGGAGTGTACGACGTCCAAGTCAGTCCCCTACTGGAGGGTGAGGCCGGTCAGGATCCCGTTGCAGTTGGGGCGGGTACAGATGACGTTGTAGTACCACTTGTAGAAGCCCTCCCACGCATCGGCGTTCGACACGCGGCTGAGCACCTCGCCGTCCAGGTCGGCGAAGCCGCCCGGCTCGAGTTCGGCGTACTTCCACGACTTGAGCGTCATGAAGATGATCTGGCCGTTGTCGAAGTGGCGCGACGTCTTGAACGGGATGTTCCCATACGAGAGGCTCGAGAACCCGCCGTCGCCCTTCTCCGCCTTGTTCGTCCAGGTCTGGAGCGTGGCGGTGAGCAGGTTGGTGTAGCGGTTCCGCTGGAGCGGCGAGGTGAGCAGGCAATCCGGCTCCATCCCGCTGTACTGGAGGAGCTGGTCGAACATCACCTGGATGCGCGGGATCGAGAGCGCGACACCGGTGATGTTCGCGCCCGTCGCGACAGCCTGCGTCAGCACCGTCGACTGAAGGATGGGCGCGGGCGTGGCGCCCGCCGCGTTCCGCGCGACCCCGAACAGCGTCTGGGAAGCGAGGTTCCCGTAGATGCCGATGGGCTCGTTGTCGAGGTAGCCGAGGCTCGCATGGCCGTCGCTGATGTTGATGGCGTGCGCCCACCCCAGGTCGCCACCGCTCGTGGTCGTCTGCGAGATAGTGATCTGACCCGCCGCCGCGTCCGTCGCCGACACCGTCTCCGTGGACACAGTGTTGTACGCCGTCGCAGCCGTCAGCCGGTCGAGCCGGATGACCTGCACCGTCACCGCGGAGCCCTTCGCGTCGATGGCCGCCTGGAGCTTGTTGATGTCACCGCGGAACGCCAGGGTGGTGCCGTTGGTCTCATGGCCCGTGACGAAGCCGACGAGGCGTCCGCCCGAGACCATCGCCCGGTTGACCGAGTCCCGGACATCGTCCTTGAGGCGGGTCATCTCCGCCTCCATCCAGCCGATGAAGGCGCCCGCGCCCGAGGACTTCGCCGAGGCGATGGCCGGGCCCGAGACCTCGAAGCGTCCGTAGACGAAGGCCGCGTTGAGCGTGAAGTTCCGGTAGGTCTGGTTGCCCGCCGTCGGCAGCGTCGCGTTCTCGGCCCGGAACCCGACACCCGAGTTGCGAGCAGCGTGGAACGGGAAGTACGCGAGGCGTCCGTTCCAGGACACGCGAGCCTTGGTCATCAACTGGACGACCATGATCTCGTTGTTCAGTTCTTCATTGACCGGGCCAATGTAGAACTCCTTGAGGAGCGAAGTGAGGGTCGTAATCGTAGCGCCCATGAGGAATTCCTATCTGAAGGGGTTGCGAGTCTTGAACCAGGACTCTGCCCGGTTCGAAGCCTCCTCGATGGTCCTGGGCCTGTCTGCGTTCGCCACCTGGCCGGCCTTCGCCCCCGACTTCCGTGGGCGCTTCGGCGCCTTCGGCTTCGCCTTCACGGCGGGGGCTTGCTCCGTTTCGTCCGCCGCTGGCTCGATCCCCTGCTCCGTGAGATACCGCGCGATCGCAGCCTCCTCCACGACAGTCCGTCGGGCCATGTATGCGTCCGCCACCTGGCTCGCAGTCACTTCTGGGTTCCGCACGACAGCATCGACGATGACCGCTCGCAGCTCCTCGGGTCCGTCGGGGTGGGCCTCGAGAGCTTTGCCGATCTCCAGATCGAGCTTCAGCCTCTCCACGCTCACCATGGCCTGCTCCGCCATGTCCGGCGCCTCAGCCTCCGTCGACCACTCCGGGTCTACATAGTCATCTGGCTCGGGAGTTCGAGAGACGCCCTTCACGGCCTCCAACGCAGCCTCCAGCCCGGCGGCTCTCGCCTCCGCAGCCTTCATCCGGTCGTTGACCTGCTTGAAGCGACTGTACGTGACCCTGTGGCCACGGCGCGCAGGCTTCTTCTCCGGCTCACTGTCATCCGCCGGGAGTTCCGCCTCCGCAGACTCGTCCTCCGCTGCCTCTACCGCCTCACCCTCGGTAGCGTCGGGTCCCTCCAGCTCGACCTCATCGTCATCCGCGGCCCCGGCTTCAGCCTCGACCTCGACTTCGACTTCGCCCTCTGGCTCGGCGTGGGCCACCTCCACGTCCGCATCCACTGCATCCTCGAACTTCTCCGCAAACGCTTCCGCCTGCTCTTCGGTGAGGATGCCCATGGATTACCTCCGCCCGATGTCGCTCGGGTCAGCGCGGTCTATGCACCTCCCGGATGGGAGATCTCTCGACCGTTTGTAGCATGGCCCTGTGTGAAGATCCTACTCCGTGTGTATATATTTTGCCCATTGCAAGCTCAAACTCCAACATTTCCCGTATGTTAGTTGGTCGCTGAGCTTCGACCTCCGAGACCAGCACGTCGATCTGGTCCATCCCCGCAAGGGCCAGCGCCGTGGCGATGATCATGTCATCGTGGTGACCCGTGTCAGCCACCGGCTTGCTCTTGAGGTCGTACACGAAGCTGTTGATCTCCCCCTGCAAGGTCTCGTCGATGACCGTGAGCTTGTTCTCGACGATGGCCTCATACAGACGCCGGATGAGGATAGGCCGAGTCTTCACGTTCGTCTGGAACCCAACGATGGACAGCCAGCGGTCCTCGATCTTGTCGTGCTTCACGCGCCGGTACAGGTGCGCGTAGCCCTGCTGCACGAAGTGCTCCGCCACCGCAGCGCCGTAGCTGTTGTCCTCGATGACCGCCAACGCCCCCCAGTGCTTCGCCTCCGCCAAGGCAGCCACAGAGAAGTCGTAGGGCTTCGACCTCGAGTAGTAGGCCGACACCGTCCGAGGCAAGTCCTTGTTCGTCACGTCCAAGACGTGGAAGGCGCTGTAGTCGCCATCCACTGCGCCCGAAGCCGTGTCGCACCCGATCGTGTAGATGTGGTACGCGACAGGCTTCTCGACATAGCGATGAAGCCCCGGACGCGCCTGCGCACCCGAGAAGTAGATGCGGTCCGGGAACACCCGGTCCCCCGAGCTGACGAAGGCCTCCTCCGCCGTGTTCGGGTACTGCTCCTTGAACGTGCGCCACTTCTTGAAGCACTTGCCGTTGAGCGTCTTCTGCGCCCAGAACATCTGGCCCCGCGTGAGCCCGTGCTCCTTCGCGTATGCCTTGATTTCCTTGGTGATTCGCAGACCCTTCGGCTTCACCCGGAGGCTGTACTGCTTGTGCGCCGTCCAAGGGACGAAGTGCTTCTCGAACCCGTCATCCTCCTGGTCCCAGAGCTTCTTCGCCTCGTTGTGCCCGTTAGCCGTCGTCTCCAGGACGATGCTGGCGTTCGGCCCCGCCGTCTGAAACACCGCCTTGACGAACTTCTCCACGTCCCGATACCGACTGAACTCGGTGGCGTGGATGTCGTGGTACGTGCTCCCGTGCCACTTGTTCGAGTCGGCCGTAGCCGCCCGAATGTAGCCCCCATGGAAGAAGGCCATCTCCGTCGTGGTCTTCGTCGTGAGCGGGAACTTCAGGAAGTCCGGGAGGTGGTCGTAGAAGGTCGAGTACTTCTCGAAAATGGCCCTCGCCGCCTCCTCATCCTGAGCCGTCACCGCCACCCGGTGGTTCGGGTTGAACAGGCAGCGATGAAAGAGGCGGGCCGCCATGATCGTCGTGTAGCCGATCTGACGCGCCTTCAGGATGTACAGCCACGGGTTCAACTCGAGACGCTCGATGACGTCAAGCTGCTCCGGCCGTGGGTGCAGGGCGATCAACTTCGCCGTCTTGCTGACGATCTTCAGGTACTTCCGACAGAAGTACAGGAAGTCGTGCTTGCAGCGAGTGATCTCTTTGGCGGCGTCGAAGGCCACCGGCTCAGTTCACCGTCGGCGCGTCCTTAGACGCTCCCGCCGTCAAGAGAGCCGCCAAGGCCCGCTGGTCGAGCTTGCCGCCCTTGAAGGCCTCCGTGCGAGCCCGCATCCACGCCACCTCGGCCTGCGCCTTCTCGACGGTGGCCTTGTCGACCTGCGCCTGAGCATCCGCCGACAGCCGCGCACGGTCCCGGTACTCCGGGAACTCCGCCATCAGCACCTTCACGATGGCCTGATAGCTCTTCTTGCCGTGAACATGGACAAGCTGGTCCACCAGCCAGTCCTTCCGAATCTGGCACGCCGTCAGGTAGTCCTCGTAGAAGTCCGCCGCCGCCGTGCGGACCTCCCGCTGTCCCATCTTCAGCCAACGACGCACCTTGTACGGGTCCAGCTTCGCACTCTTCGCCGCGTGGCTGATGCTCCACCCCTGCTCGAACTTGTCGAGCATCTTCCGCCAAGAGACGGCGTTGAAGCCGGTCATGTCATCGCGCATTGATGAACCTCCGCACGATCTTGGGCCGGTCCGCCTTCTTGGTCTTGTCGTGAAGCAAGAAGTGGCACGTCTCCATGAACATCTTCATGCTCTGGCCGAACTCCACCATCCGAGGATCTGAGTCCAGAAGAACCTGCCCATCGTAGAGCAGGTTGTTCAGGTCGTGCCCCGGCCTCGCCAGCCGAAGCCCCATCTCCCCAACGACCTGAGCGATCTGGATGTGCTTGCGGGGCATCCCGTGACGGCCAGCGCTCTGGTAGAACATCGCCAGCTTCGTGACCTCGTCCCGAACCGTCACATACGTCGCCGCCGCACTCGCGAAGAGCTTCGCCGGGTCCAGCGTCAGAGAGTCCGTCGCCAAGACCAGGCCAGCTTCCTTGATCTGCTGCAACGCCCCTACGACACACACCTCCGCAGCCTCTGCCGGCGTGACCGGCGGCCCAGAGATGTCGTCCGCAGGCATCGCCTCGGGCAGGTTCAAGGCAACCACCGAGCAAGCCGCGCAGCCGCCCCCGTTGCCCCGTACACCCGAGCAGCCTCCGCTGCCTGGTCGATGATGGCAGCGACAAGGACGGCGTTCGCCTGCCCCGTCTCAGCCCTCAGTTCATCCAGAAAGCGGTCGCCCGCCTTGCTCACCTGATGACGCTTGATCAGCGCCTTGAGGTGGTGGTTCTCACGCTTCTTGACCAATGACATGCCCAGAACCCTAGCCCCAACCTACCGCTCGGTCAATACTCCAGACCCTCGCCGGGTCCCGCTCGACCCAGGTATGGAAGGTGGCGCAGTCGTGCGCGCCAGCGACGATGTTCTCCTCCGGGACAACGATCCCGCAGGTGTTGCATCGCCACTTCCACCCGCCACCGGCGGGCGAATAACCCCGGAACATCCAGTCGATGTGACTCATCCCCGCTCCTTGAAGCAGACCCTCGCCGGATCCCACCCCACCCGGTCCTCCTTGAACGTCACCCCACACTCCCCATGCCTGAACTTGTCCAGCGTCAACTGAGCATCGTACTGACTCGCCGTCTCATCCGCACGCCGGGGCAGCCAAGGCACCAGCACCACGTCCGCAGCGTCATCCGCCTCCCCCGAACCCTTCGTGTCCGTCCCCTTCGGCGCTACCCCCTTCCGCTTCGCCGAAGACGTGGGCTGAGAGACCAGCACCACCACACACCCCTGGTCCACCGCCAACTGCTTGAGTTCCCGAGCGCTCTGAGACAGCACCTCCTCCCGCGTGGCGTCCTTCCCACCACCACTCATGAGCTGGAGATAGTCCACCACCACCATCCCACCCTCGACGCCCACCTTCTTGGCCCGCCGAGTAATCGCAGCCACCGAACGGTCCCGGGCGATGGTGATGGGCATCAGCGAGAGCTTGTCCGCTGCATCCATCAACCCCGTCAGGTCGTCCGAAGACATCCCCGGACGGTCATGCACATGCGGGGGGACACTGCTCAGGGCCCCCAGTTGGCGCCCCACAAGCTCCTGGGAGGGCATCTCGAGGCTCTCCAAGAGCACCGACCGCCCCGCCTTGGCGCACTCCAAGGCCAGGTTGTTCACCGCCAAGGCCGTCTTCCCGTGCCCGTTGACGCTCAGCACCATCACCAGCCACCCCGGCTTGAAGCCACCCCCCAGAGGCTCGTCGATGGGCAGGTTCGTCTGGATGCGGTCCGGCTCCTTGCGGCCCTCCTGGATGGCGATGACCCCCTCCATGTAGGAGGCCACCCCCGCCGCCATCTCCACCGCGTCATCAGAGACCGGGGCTGCACCCAACTCTGCCGTCGCCAAGTCGTGGTAGTCCGTGACGCTGAGGTTCTCCGCAGCCTCCGTGATGCGACGCCCCGCCTCCGCCATCCGACGCCGCTCCGCAAGAGCCCCCAGATGCACCAGCATCGTGTCCAGCGACCGAGGAGAACACACCGTCGTCATCAGCCCAGAGACGCTCGCCATGCCCCCGATGGCCTTCATCTGACCCGCTGCCCGGATCCGAGCCACGAGGGCCACCTCGTCCCACTCCAGCCCCTCCTTGGCCATCTGAGCCATGAAGGTCGAGAGCACCCGGT